ATATTTGTGGAGAGCCAACGGAACTTGACTTTCACCATTTTTATTCGTTAAGTCCGTTAGTCCATAATTATGTAAAAAAGAATAAGTTACTTCCTGAAAATGTTTTATCCTTTCGGGAAGATTTTATACAAGAGAATTGGGCTGAGTTGTATGAAAATACAGTTACATTGTGCCATGCACATCATTTAAAACTACATAAGGTGTATGGAAGAGACCCAAGTTTAGGAACTGCAAAGAAGCAGGAAAGATGGGTTGAGATTCAAAGAGAAAAACATGGCATGGTATGATCGTATATTAGGAAGAGCGCCAGAAGTGCAGGAGAATTTAAATCCTGCGCAACAATATTATGACCATGCTACAACACCGTCTCGTGAGTTTACTTTCAAATATGAGAAAGCATACGAAGACATAGAAATTGTAAATCGTGGTGTAAATCTTATTGTAGATGATACATCCGAGATTAAAACAACCGTAGGAGCACAGATACCCGGACTACAGAGTGTCGTAAAAGGCGTAAAAAGATCAAGAGTAAATCTTCTTTTAAATAAAGAGCCTAATCCTTTCCAAGATATTAGCACATTTAAAAGAAATCTTATCACTGATTTCTTACTCGACGGTAATATTTTTATTTATTACGACGGAGTTCACCTCTACCATCTTCCCGCCAATAAAATGAACATTCATACAAGTAGTACTACTTATATTGAGAAGTTTACTTTCAATGAAAAAGTTGATTACAAACCTTCTGAGATAATCCATATTAAAGATAATTCCTTCTACTCTATCTATCGAGGGATTTCAAGATTAAAGCCTGCACTTAGAACAATGGTTTTAATGCAGAATATGAGACAGTTTCAAGATAACTTTTTTAAGAATGGAGCTGTTCCAGGTTTAGTACTAAAGAGTCCAAATACTCTCAGTGAAAAGATTAAAGAGAGAATGATACAATCTTGGTCGCTTCGTTACAGACCAGACTCTGGAGGCAGAAGGCCTTTAATTCTGGACGGCGGTTTAGAGATAGACAGTTTTACAAACACTAACTTTAGAGAGTTAGATTTTCAAGCAGCTATACATGAGAATGAGAAGATTATTTTAAAAGCTTTAGGCGTTCCTCCAATCATGTTAGACTCCGGTAATAATGCAAACATTCGTCCTAACATGAGAATGTATTACTTGGAAACTGTACTACCCATAGTAAAGAAGTTGCACTTTGGGTTAGAAAAGTATTTTGGATTTGAACTAAAAGAAGACGTTACTGAAGTGCCCGCACTACAGCCTGAGATGAGAGATCAATCGCAGTATTACACTGCTCTAGTTAATGGAGGTATTATATCTCCAAATGAAGCCAGAGATCACTTAGGATTTGAGCCAGTAGATGGGTATGACGATCTTAGAGTACCTGCCAATATTGCGGGAAGTGCTGCAAATCCGGATGAAGGTGGCAGACCAGAAGAAGGAGAAGAGGATGGGTAGCATTAGACGTAGAGACGTTGCTATACAAGCAGCAGCGATGGCAATGCTTGAAGAAGGCAAGGTTCTTACTAGGAAAGAGTTTGATTATATTTCTAAGCCAACAGGCGTAAGGTCTGGTAACTTAATGAATTTATTTGGAAGCTGGTCTAGACTCGTAGGTTTTATTGAGAAAGATCATCCAGATATCTGGACACAATTACAGGGGGAATCTGCTCCGGAAGAGCCTGCTCCAACGGAAGAAGTATGTGATACCTGTGGAGAAGCATGTGAATGCCCTCCAGGAGAATGTAACTGTGCCAAGCCTGATCCTTTAGAGGCCCTAGCTAAAGCATCAGAAGAGAAGGAAGAAGATGAATAAAATATTTAATCTAACCTCCACTTTCAAGTCACATGAAGTCGAAGACGGAAGTGTGATGATTCGAGGTATGGCAAGTACGAATGACTTTGATCGTGCAGGAGATACTATTTCTCCAGACGCATGGGCAAAGGGTGGTTTGAAGAATTTTGAAAATAATCCAATTATTCTTTTCAATCACGATTACAATAAGCCAATAGGTAGAGCTACGGGGTTAAAAGTAACTCCCAATGGTCTAGAACTAGAGGCGAAAATTAGTAAATCTGCACCCGATTACGTGTGCGATTTAGTTAAAGACGGTGTCCTTGGAGCCTTTTCTGTTGGTTTTCGAGTCAAGGATGCTGATTACTTATCGGAAACCGACGGATATAAGATAAAGGACGCTGAGTTGTTTGAGGTATCGGTTGTTTCCGTTCCCTGCAATCAAGCAGCTACTTTTTCTCTGGCGAAGTCTTTTGACTCTGAATCAGAGTACGAAGATTTCAAAAAAACTTTCACCAATCGTGTAGATCTAGCCAGTCAGTCTCTGGCTAAAGATGATAAATTATCGGTAGCTAGTGACACACTGGACGGAGCGCAAGCTCAAAAGGAGATCAAAATGTCGGAAGAGGTAAAAACTCCCGAAGTCGACTTGGAAGCATTTGCTAAGAAGGTAGCAGAGGAAACTGCTGCTAAAATTGCAATGAAACAAGCCGAGACTAAAGCTGCTGAAGAAGCTGCAGCACAAGAAGTTGCTGAGAAAGCTGCTGCGGAAGCAGAAGCTAAAGCAGTTCAAGAAGAAGAAGTCAAGCAAGCTGTAGTAACTGGTGTTGAATCAGGTACTGAGCGACTACTTGACGATGTTCAGAAAGAATTTAGTAAGCGTGATGCCGATATGGCAGAAACTCTTGCTAAGTACAAGAAAGAACTGGAAGAAAAGTCTGAAGAAATCACTAAGATGCGAGACTCTAAGCGAGTATTTGCAGATCGTGCTGAAAAGAGCGATATTTCTAAGTGGGGTCAGGACTTCTTAAATGCACACATGTTGGGTGTAATGACTCGTAAGGGTTGGGATACGCAGTATGGTCGTGACATTCAAGAGAAGGCTGGTATCGACTATGCAACTAATGCTGGCGATATTGACCAAGAAGTTTCATCTCTCATTGAGAAGGAAATTCAGAATGAGCTGAAAGTAGCTCAATTGTTCCGTGAAATCCCTGTGAACGGTGGAGCAACTGTGCTGCCGATTTCCGTAGATGTTGAGCCAGCTACTTTTGCATCCAATGCAACTTCTGGTAATCTGGAAAATCGTGGCGCATCAAACAGCACCTATCGTCCTAAGCAAGTAATCTTGAACGCTTATCGTCTGATCTCAAGCACCTTTATGGACAACGATGTTGACGAGCAAGTTCTGATTAACTTGATGCCTATGCTGATTGAAGGCGTAGCACGTGCACACGGTCGTGCAGTTGAGAACGCTATCTTGAATGGTAACTCAAGTGCACCTGCAGGTCTTGCAGACTTTGCCGCAGCAGCAACGCTGTCTGGCACTGACAACATGGACATCTCTGATGGTGACCTGTTGACTGCTGGCAACTTGCTAACCGCACGTAAGGCAATGGGTAAGTACGGTTTGAATCCTTCAGAAGTAACTTACATTGTTAGCTCTGCTAGCTACTATGATCTGTTGTCAGATTCTGCCTTCCAGACTCTGGATGAAGTAGGATCGGATCTTGCAGTACGAGTTACTGGTACGATTGGAGCCGTGTTCGGTTCTCCTGTTGTTGTATCAGAAGAGTTCCCTGCGGACAACACTAACGGCAATATGGCTGCAGTAGCTGTATATGCTCGTAACTATGTAATCCCACGTCTACGTGGTGTTACGGTTGAACAAGATTACGAAGTAATGAATCAGCGACGTGTTATCGTTGCGACTCAGTCACTCGGATTTGAAGAAATCGTTGCCGGCGCATCTGCCGATCAACCTTCAGTTCGAATTAACTTCCAGTCTTAATAACCAGCAACTTGGGGGAGCTTCGGCTCTCCCAGGTTTTTACTAATTTACTTATGGCAGATTTAGTTACATTATCAGAATATAAGGATGCAGAAGGTATTGCCAATCCCAAGGAGGATTTGCGATTACAGTCTCTTATTCCATCTGTAAGTCAATTAGTAAAAACCTATTGTGGTAATTCTATAGTAGACTTCTATTCTTCAAATAAAGAAGAAGATTTTGACGTTTACTGGGATACTTTTGCTGTACAACTTACTGAAAGCCCTATTGTTTCAATAGTAAGCGTACAAGAAAGAGGTAGCTATGATGAAGCATATACTACACTTACTACTACAGACCACGAATACTATCTTGATACGCGTACCGATAGTATCATTAGAACTAGCAAGTCTGGTAATCGTCTTAATTGGAAGCAAGGTGTTGGTGCCGTAAAAGTCACATATAAAGCAGGGTATGCTTCTACACCGTCCGATTTAAAACTAGCAGTATTTGACTTAGTTACATACTATTTAAGAGATGAACATAAAGAGCGCAGAACTCTTGGAGGGGCAAGCATACAGAATCAACCTTCCACAAGCCAAAGAAATAATGTAGCGTTTCCAGACCACATTAAGCGAGTCTTAGACTTATACAAAAACTTTTAATGGCAAGTCGAGACCTGAAAAAAGTATTAGAAGATCTGAATAAGAGACTTGAAAAAGATTCAGAAGCGTATCGTACTTTAGTTGTAAATAAGCAGGCTCACTATTTAGTTTTAGATCAACGAAAATTAAAGAAACAAATAGAAGCACAGTTACTGGCAGTAGAACGAAGTGCAGACTCACGGTTTACTAAACTCAGTAAGGATCTTCAAAATGTTGTAGATCGTGAAGTTCCAGAAATGTTTAACTATTTAGCAGATAAGCTAAACCCTAAACACTATCAGAATCCAAGAAGAAAATATCTAACTGAAAAGTATGACAATAGTGGTGGTGTTTTAACTGTCGTAATTGAAGTAAAAGAAGGAAGACCTCCTGGCGACGTTTTTGCATACTTTAGAAGAATCAAACAGAGGTCACAAAAGCAACTAGTTATTGCTTTAAATAAAGAAATTGTAAAACTAAATAAGAGAACTGTAGCTCAGAGGCAAGAAGTAAAGTCCTCTGATTTTTTAGATATTGGGCACGTTGGAGAATCAGCGGTATCCAAGCAAAGAAAAGCAGAAGTAGAGAGAACTTTATTCCAGTTTAGCCAGCAACAAAATCCAATGGTTAGAAAGTTTATAAAAGAGCTGGCAGGAGAAGTAGAGTTAAAAATTAGACGAGTTCCTTCAAAAAAGAAAGTTGGAGGAAAAGAAGTAAATGAAATAACTCTTGAGAGTACTCGACTGAATAAAGCAGAGGGGCAAGAATTAAAGAAAGTAGCTGGCGAGATAAATATTAAGCTAGAGAGACTTATAGCTGCGCTAGATCCTTCCCCTGCAGAGCTCTCCGGGTCTCCTTCGTATGTAGATAGGACACAACAAGAAGCTGTCAATATGATGGCTAATATTGCAACAAAGGTTGGGGCTAAAAAGAATTTTAACGCAAAAAAGCAGTCTAAAAGAAGTTCAACTGCTTCTGTAAAAAGAAAATCAAAAGCAAGCTCAGGAACCGCCTTTAGTGACAAAACAAAAGCTCCTGCTATTAAGATGGGATCTGATGAAGGTAGAAAACAATCGCCAATAACTTTAATGAGTTTAATAAATGCAAAGCTACCTTCTACAGTAAGAAAAAATATGGGTGCTCCAAGATTGGAGAATCAAACAGGGCAGTTTGCTTCTAGTGTTCGTATGGTAGATGCAACAGTGACTCCTCAGGGGTTTCCAAGTTTAGGCTATACTTATCAAAGACAGCCATACGGAGTTTTTGAATCAACAAGTGGAAGCAGGTTTGCAAGTGTAGAAAGAGACCCAAGAACTTTAATAGATAAGTCTATACGAGAAATCGCAGCAGAACTAGTAACAATGAGACTGTATACAAGGAGAGTCTAGTGTCAACAAGAACATATACTTCTAGACGAGCAAATATACTGGAAGCTCTTACTACTAAGTTAAAAGATATAGATGGGTCTGGAGTATTTCTTACTGACTTACAAAATAATGTTCATCCTAGACTTAAGTTTTGGGATGAAGTAGTAGAATTTCCTGCAGTACATTTAAATGCGGGGGCAGAAACAAGACAGTATCAGGGAGGAGGCTATAAAGATAGATTCTTAAGTATAGTTGTCCGATGTTATGTTTCTGATGAAGATGATGCTACCGAAGCTTTAAATATGCTGATGGAAGACATTGAAACAGTTTTAGAGGATAACTCTAGACTAGAATACTCTGATAAACAGAATAATACATTTAATGTTCAACAGATCACAATAGTTAGTATAAATACTGATGAAGGTGTACTAGAGCCTCTTGGCGTAGGTGAAATTACAATAGAGGTTCGATATTAGAAAATACTGGCACGAACAGACGTTCACGTCCAAGTCTTTTCAAGTTTCATAGGAGAAAACTATGGCTACTAATTTGTATTTTAGTCGCGATACTAAAGTCTACATTGAAGTTCAAAACGGAGTCTTTGAGGTTCCTGTACTCGATGGCTTTAGTTTTAGTCAGGCTAATAATTCAACAGAAGTAACACTCGCAGAGATGGAATCCTCTACCGGTGTAAGTAAGCGTGGACGAAGAGTATTTAACGACTCACTCGCACCTGTTGAGTGGTCTTTCTCTACTTATGTACGTCCCTTTAAGTCTGCGGGCACAAATGTTGCTGGAAACGCAAACAGAAATAGTGCTCAAAATATGCACGCTGTAGAAGAAGTTCTATGGGGCATGATGGTTGCGGGTGGAGCTTCTTCAACAGTAGATCTGCTAGGCTACACAGCAACAGCATCTGGAGCTAATCCCTCTCTTGCAGGTTTTACAACAGATACTACTGATTTAGATATTTCGTTTGCAAACTCCAACAAATCTACTTTAGGAACTGCAAATATTTATTTCTCACTGGATGATGCCGGTGGTAATCCAACAGTATATAAATGTACGGGCGCAGTTGTAAACGAAGCAAGTCTTGACTTTGATATTGATGGAATCGCTACTATTCAATGGTCTGGTTTTGCAGCTTCTTTGGCTACTTCAAGCAAGCCTACGCGTACAGTATTTGAAGCAATTGATGCTACAAACAACTATATTCGTAATCGACTAACTCAGCTTTCAGTAACTTCTGCTGATCCTGTTAACTTCCCAGGTAATTCAACAACGATTACTGCAATAAGTTCAGCAAATCCTGCAGTTGTAACCGCAGCTGGTCACGGATTCTCAGATGGCGATACAGTCGGCATTAATGGAACTTGTGGAATTACAAAGTCGGGTGCTGATATTGTAAACGGCTTAACCTTTGTTGTAGCAAGTGCAAGTACAAATACTTTTGCCCTTACAGGTCTTGATACTTCTTCAGGCACCTCAGGTAGCTTTAGTGGAAGTCCGATAGTCGGAGATGGCAAATATAGCCTAACTCTTACTGGAGGCAGTGCGACAATTTCAAATAATATAACCTTCTTAACACCAGAAACTTTAGGTTCTGTTAACCTACCTCTGGGTCACGTAACAGGAGCACGCTCTATAAGTGGTTCATTCACTTGTTATCTAGCTCTTGATACTGTTGACAATGATGGAACTTCAACTGATTTCTTCTCTGATATGACTACTACAGCAGCAAGAAATAAAGTTGTTAACTCATTTGCAACAACCTTTAAGATTGGTGGAGCTTCAGCAGCTCCAAGACTTGAAATGTCTTTCCCAACAGCACACTTTGAGATTCCTGCTCATAGTATCGAAGATGTTATTTCACTTGAAACAACGTTCCAAGCGTTGCCTTCTACAATTGATAGTACAAATGAGATGACTCTTAAATATGTCGGTGTAACACCAGCATAACGAAAAAGGGGCTTCGGCCCCTTTTTTCTTCCCACCTTACAAAAATACTTCTTGACATTTTTTCTCTTGTCAAGTAGAATATATCCTATCTAAATTATCAGACTCTTATGAGGAATTTTCTATGACCGATACGCCCGTTTCTTTAGCCAGTCTTATGACATCAAGTAAGACTGTTTCAGTTGATTTTCCAGGTTATACAGGAATGTCAGTTGACCTATGTTACTTAGCTCGTGAAGAGCTGATTAAACTTCGTAAAAAGTGCATAAA